AACCGACTTTACCCATGTATACCATCCTTACATTAATGTATAGTACGTTCTATTCTAATCTGGTTTATTTTAAATTCTCTAATATGTTATTATACGGTATTTAGAACACAATGGCAAAGAACGGGGATTTAAAAATTTCACATATAACAACATGAATTACATATAGTTTTTGCCGATTTTTTGACGGCAAAAAAGTAAAGCAAAGTTGAACCGTTGGAATTTTTCCAATAGTTCAAGTGTGGCTTTGCTCCTTGGATCAGTAGGCATAAAAAAAGTGCGGACTTCTGAGGTCTTAAATTTCTCAAAACTTCAAAAATCCGCATTTTATTATTTAGATAACTTTATTAAGTTACCACTCTTTAATTGTATATAAGACGGTACCGCCTTTAAGTCCTGTTTGGTCGGCGTGTACGACCGCTTCCACACGTCCCGCTTGATAACCAACTGAACCATACATTTTACCGTCAATATACGTTACTCCGCTTTTAATTTTATGGTTGTTGCGGAGATTTATTTTATATACATCTACCTTTTGTTTGTCCGTATTTTCAACGATAACAGTACGGTCAGACTTAGCCGTTACGGTAGGCGGTAAGGAAGAATCATTGCGGGCAATCTGCTGCCGTGTCATCTGTGCCGCTTCTTGTACCGTCCTCGCGGGTGTGTAATACGTTGTTACAGGGGTTGCCCGTTCAACCTCTCGTATAATCGTCGTTGCGTCCCTCGGTGTAACATTAATAGCTTTGGCGAGTTGTTCGGGATTTTTTGCTTGTTCTATGGTGATAACCTTCGGGGCTTTTTCGTCCTTGTGTAAGTGTCTATGAACGATAACCCCCGCCGCAATTACAACAAACAATAGGCTTACGACAACAATAATAGGTGTAAACCGCTTTACATATTCGATTATAGGCATATAGTCTTCTCCTTATTCTACGTCGAAATCAAGAACTATATCAGCGTCAAACTCGTTCCCTTCTATATTCTCACTGAAGGTATATTGCCAGATATTAGCACCAGGATAGCCGCAATAGGGGTTAGGGTGAGCAACCCACAAGGCACACCCGCCAAGCTGTTCAGGGTATAGGTAGTTTTCCAACCAGTCAATATTGGCGTATAGTCCTGTTTTAGCGTACCCGGCACTCCATAACTTGTTAATGAAAATACTGCAAAAATTCGTTAATTCTTGATTACTCGGCATACCTCTATTAGCCTTATAATCATCAGCGTCTTCCATGTCATACCAAACGCCAAGCGGCAATTTATCAGGGGTAAGCCCGGAGCTTTGTAGTGTATTCAACACAAAGTCCGCTTCTTGATTGGCTGCGTCTTCGTCTAAGGCGTAAGAGTAATGATATACACCAACTTTAAGCCCCGCATTAATTGCTCCGTTTATGTTGTCGTAAAAGTAACTATCAAGCGTATTGCGGCCGTAACCCAGTCGAATAATTGCGAACTGATAGCCGTTTGCTGCTACTGTTCCCCAGTCTACTAATCCATTGTTTTCACTTACGTCAATTCCTCTCATACTGATCTCCTTTCTAGAACCTTACCTTATTTTCAATCTTTGTTCTGACCAAATCCAAGAATTTACCAAGCATTACATTGCCGCCGTCCCGAAGGTTTTCGAGAATCGAAAGAAACTCACTAGAACCCAAGTATAGCCATACAAGAGAAACGGCAAACTTGCGTTGTCCGCTCATTTCATCGAGTAATACCGCCGCAAATGTGGCTAATACATAAGATAATACTTTCTGTACAAAGCCTTTACGCATGTAACGGCTTGAAATAAGCTTCTTTTCAAACGCTATGGGTATGGCTCTATACTTTTCCCATACTGCAATTTCTTCAGGATTATACTGATACTCATCAATTAGCATTTGATAGGCAATAGCTGCCCATTTAGTGAGTAAATCAACGAATACCAAGATGATAAAAATCCCAAGTATCTGTACATGACGAATACCGATAAGCCATAAGGCAAGGCCGCCCGCAGCACTCAATGCAGCTTTTAAAATAAAATTAGTGGTAAGCGTTTCCCATGTGTGCGAAAGTGTATCAAAGATAAAATTCATTTGCCCTCTCCTTTGCATAATAAAAGGGACGCTTGTCGCGTCCCCTATTTAACTCTGTCGTACCCGTACACTCTACGGGCAATATTTGCTTTGAGAACGTTAAAGCGATCTAACTGCTCACGCTTTTGTTCTCCGCTTATGTTCTCATTGTTCATAATCGCCTTGCTTGCTCTTGATAATTTCGTGAGCTGTTCCCTTGCTTCTTTGAGTTTTCCAAATTGTCGTACATCAAAGTCTTCAGGTTTTTGCTTGGTTATCTTCGCTTCATTAAATAATTTGTTTTGTGTGTCGAAGTCATCGTATACCCGTTGTACGCTATTGCTGCCTTGATACGGAGTTGCCGTAAACTTATTAATTTCAGGCATTTCGTACCAACGTTTTGCGGGTCTGTTTGCTGTTTCTCCTGTGGCTGCGTCTATCGCCGTAAGTCCAAGCGTCGCAAGATTACCGCCGTATCCTCTAATTGTATTATCAACCTTATACGGAGATACATTGAATAGTGACCCTATTCCCTTCGCTACTGCTGACGTATTTTGACCGTACTGTAATGCGTCGGGAAGGTCTTGTTGTGCTTGCGGTACGATACTCTTCTGCCGCCAGAATGAGTAATTTGCCGCCCATTCTGCAATGGGAATAAATGCCGTAGGCATAACACTCGGCGTAAGTACGTCGGCCACTCGTTCGCCGTACCCTTTAAAGCCTATTCCCTTTCGTCCGTGTTCTTTATCGTCCATCCACTGAAGCATACGTTCAACGCTTGTTCCGTACAATACTCCCAATTCAAACGGCTTAGGAATCTTGATTAAGTGGTCACCGCTCGGAAGAATCCAATACGTATCCTTGACATACTGCGGCAGCTCCTGATATTCAGGGTTATCCTTATTGAGTTGCCACAATGCAACGGTAGGAATAGTTACAAACAAAGTAGCACGAATAGAAGCCCCTACAGGGTCTTCCTTCCACACTCTGCGGAGCTTGTCAGCACCCTGAACGGCGGCGTTAAAGAACGCCACAATCCTATTAGCTGTCTTGGTGTTCTTCCCTATACGGCTAAAGTCGATTGTAATATCACGGGCTTCAAGTGCTGCTTGTTGCGGTGTAAGTGATTTACGTTCACTACCAAAAAGCCTATTGGCAAGACCTGTATACCCTTTTCGAGCATTGTCGTATTCGGCAAGACGCGTACTTATTTCAGACGCTTCGGAGATTGCCCGCATTACTTCTATAGGGTTCTTTACAACTTTCTGCCATGTCGGTTCCTTTCTAAGGATTTCACGTATTTGGCCGCCCATATAATCACGGTCAAGAGAAACCATAGCCGCACCAGAAGCACCGGAACGCAAGTATTCTTGATACAATTCGCCTTTCTTAATGAATTGTGAAACGCCTTTAAGCGTATCAAATACAGGCAAATACCCATGCTTAGAGAAGATTGCGGCACTTACGTTATCTCGCACAAGGTTAGCTAATGCGAACCCTGTCGTAGACGTTGCCCCTGCTCTTAACCAACTAGCGGGAGTTTGCATGATTCTTACAAGCAAGTTACTTGCGTTTTTATCGCTCATTTCTAACGCCGCTTTTAGTTCGGGAGTTGTTTCGTATACTACCTTTTGGCCACGTTGCCATACCGTAAAAGTATTGTCCGTTGCCCTTGCCGAACCCTCTTTAACCTGTTCAACGATACGCCCCATGCCGTGAATATCGGCAAGTTTTGCAAAGTTTTGAGCTACTTTATTGCGTTCAATAGCATTTGTAAACTGGTATGTATTACGCAAAATGCTTTGTAGCGGATCAATAATATCCCGTGTTGACCCTTTGAATCTCTTAATAGGACTTGCTACGTTAATAAAGCCCTTGCTACTTGCAAGGAATCCGTCCATGCTTTCTGCTTTAAAGTCACGGAAGAACGGCACGTAATTCGGATACTTTTTAACAAGTTCGGCGTATATTTCAGGCTTTAACATGCCTGATTTTACAAGCTGTTGTAATAAGTGCTGTTGGTATTTCTGTAATTCATCGGCGGCCTTTTTAAACGTTTCGTTCTTTTCGAACTTTCGCAAGGTTGCCACGTCTTCAGCTTTAGAGAATGTAGCCTTTTGCCCGTTCGCATGGAAGTCTAAATCATGCTTGGCCACAAGGTAAGCACTAAAGTTTTTACGTTCTTTAATCCCAATAGGCTCTAGTATAGCTTTAAGCCCTTTAACCCCCGCCGCTTTATCGCCAAATTCAACAAGGGCTTGAGCCTTGCCCGTCGCACCTCTGAATAACCACGCCTGTTTATATACGTCGTTTTCAAACGGGATTTCCTTGCCGATTTGCTTATTTACTTCCTTCATTAATTGTTCGAACGGGTGCAGTTCGTCAACGGTATGCGTATATAAGCTATGCCCTAAGTCAGAAAGCTTTTCTTTGAAGCCGCCGTTGTCGGAAATGTCTTTTATTCTTGTAGACAATTTTCCGTCATCGAACGAAATAGACCCCTTTACTCGTTCTTCCGGAGCTTGCTTAAACCATTCATGCGTAACCTTAGACAGCTTGTTAATCGCTCCGTTTAATTCCTTGTCTCTTGCCAGTCGTTCCGTGAAGTGGTTGTAAAACGTCGGGAAGTCGGCTTTTGCTTTGTTTCGGTCGCTTACGTAATCATGGAAAAACTCGGCGTACCCTTCTTTGCGGATACCTTCATCGCCTAATTTGTCATACACATTGCCGAAACGTTCATGTACAACCTTGGAAAATTCAGCATTAAACTTCGGGTCAATGCTGAATCCGTTCTTATGGTCTACGTGATGGCCAAGCTCATGCATAAGCGTATTTATGTCGCCGAAATTACGAGTACGGATCACTTCCGTCATGCGGTTATACCACCCAAGAACGTCTTTGCTCTTGCCAAGCCGTCCCGATTTTACACGTTGGTCAAACAGGTCGTTAACGGTATTAATAATTTCCCGTCGTGTAACAGGCCGCCCAAGTCGCTCAACGCCTTCCCCTGTAGGTTCTTCGCCGTGTCCAGAATAAGCCAAGTCCTTGTTATTGACTTTTTCGTTTTCGTCAAGTAAACTAAAGTTGCCCGTGGTACTGTGGTGAGTATCCACCGATACAGTATCGTCTCGGGACGTGGGGCGCGGATACTCGGTCGGACTCACTAATTTTAATTCTTGAGAAATATTAGGGTTGACGTATTCTATTGCGTCAGCCTTTTTTATTTGCCCTTTATAAGCCCGAAACGCCCCCGCTTTATCTTTTAGCTTATCTGAACCAACGGCCGAAGTTACAACTTTCCCTTTTTCGTTTCCCGCTTTTTCTACGGCTATGAAATGACCTATATTGTCATTTCCTTTCCAGTATTTCAGGTAAACATGTCTAGGAATTAACGTCTCTCCTTTTTTAACGGTTGTACTTAATATAAAATCAGGATTGGTTACCGTTTCCCCTAATAATCTTGCCCCAAATGCTCGTTTGGCATGTATGTTTTCTTTTCCATACCCCGCCCCAAAGTGTTTTATCATGCCGTCTATATTTTCTTTATTTTTTCCGTAATCAAGCCATACTTTATTGCCTAACGGATCGACTAACCCATTACGGTATTCCCCCAGGCTTTCCCTCATAAGGTCTTTTAATTCTTCTTGAGACTTACCTCGGTATTTTTCAAATTCATTACGACTATATTCGGCAAAAGTATTGTTTACAGTTTCTGACTCTTCAAGTTTTTTGATTAAATTATCAGGCGTTATGTCAATATTTTGACTTATCGCCTCTTTTTTTGCGTTATTTTCAGCTAAATCATCAAAAACCGCCTTATTTTCACTCCTAACGCCGTTTGTATCATCGGTGCTAGTATTCATATTCAAGTCATCTTTAGCATGGCTTAAATCTGATTCTACGAGGTCGTTTTTTGCCGAAATATTTAAATTTTCTTTGTCTCCGCTTATTTTAGAATTATTTTTATCGCTTTCTACAATTTCATGCGGAATTTCCTTTTCAGCCTGTTGGATTCTGCGGGATTCACCGTTTTCAGATACTCCATTTCTCGGCATACTCTTATAATCCCCGTAATTACCGTCAAACGTTTCGCGGGCAACTCGTTGACGTTCTGCGTCGTTAGCTACAGCCGGGTCAGGTCGTTCATATCTTTCGCGAACGATAACCGCCATTTCTTCAGGTGTTGCGTCAGGATTCGCCCGCATTGCTTCTAATGCTTTTGTTTCTTCGCCTTGCGTTAACTCGTAAATGGAAAAGTCTATTTGCGTTCTCCAGTCGTTTATGTCAAGGCCGCGTTCTGCCGCAAAGTTTTCTAATGCCGTCTTTCTCGGTCCAGTGAATTGTACTAACCCAACGGATCCGTTTCCGTCGTAACTTACAGCCCCCGTATCAAAGCTACTTTCTGCTCCTATATTACCCGTAAGGGCAGCCGCTTCCACGTCTGTAAATCCCGCTGCACGGTAACGGTTATAAATGTCGTTCTGAAGATTTCCCGTTTCTTCGTATCCACCTTCAGGGCGTTCAGGTGATACATAATCGCTAACGGCTTCTTCAGGGATAACCCCTTCAAACATGCCTTGCGGTTCGTATGTGGCCGCAAGTTCAGGCGTTTCGCTTTTGATTTCGTTTCTACCAATATCGTCAAATGCTCCCGCCGCTTTATTGCGTGCGTTTTCTGCCGCTTCGCCTATCTTCTCTTTAATCTCGCCAACTCGTTCAGGGATTACATCAGAGACTTTATTATAAACGCCCTCTTTTACTCCTTTGGGTACTGCCCCTTTGGTTAACTCTACAGGCAAAAACACATCACTCCAAAGGTTGGTAGGGTTGTCAACGATATTACCAATAAACCCAGACGGGTCACTTACTGCACGTGTTACCGGGTCTATAATAGGGTCTATCGCAAACTGTTTTGCCGTTGCTATGACAGGGTTCCCCATAATTCCTTCGGGTGCTTCTCCGTTGGCCTTAGCTTCAGCGTTTTGCGTTGCAATCTCTGCAAGGTCTCCCGCAATCATCGGAGCGGCCGCAATCCCGGCTACTGCTCGTATAGGTGTCGGCATGAACGGAGTAATAGCAAGATTGGCAGCGGGCTTGCCGATAGCTTCATTATATAAATCTCTTCGTGCATTGGTGTAATCCGTGCCGCCGTATTGCGTAAGAGTTGCTTCAGGGTCATCAGATACAACCATAGGAACAACGCCATCGTTTTCATTGGCCGCGTTAACAATAGCGTTGCCAACTTGGTAATTGTAATTATCCCAGGCGGTTTTTACGTTGTTCCCCCAGTCTTTTATCGTGTTCCCTACATTAGTTAACGTTGTTTCCGCTTGGTCAGCGGCCGCCTTTGCGGCATTATCAAACCCGTTTTGCACGTATTCTACATTATTGGCAATGCCGTTTTTTACGTATTCCACGTTGTTGGCGATTCCATCAATAATAGACCCACTGCCGCTTTGTTGTGCTTGCTGTGCCGCTTGTTGTTGAGCTAACTGCTGCTGAATGATACCGTTTTCTACAATATCATCAAAATACCCTTGCGGTGTGTAATTTAAACTATCTTGTTCGTTCGGAAAAAGGTTGTCAAACGCTCCCATGTTTTATGCCCTTTCATATATAAACAAGAAGGGACGTTATAAACGCCCCTTCTATTAATCATCAGGCACCCAGTCGGCGTACCTGTTAAGACCCTTTGCGATTAACTCGGATTTAATCTGTGCTGACGATACCCCTGACGCTTTTAGTTGGTTGATTCTATTAGCAACTTGTTGTTGCTCTTCCTCGGAGTACGTCGGGTTAGCCAAACCCATAGACGTTCTAATCTTAGCGTAATACGGGCTTTCTGATTCGTCTTCTCCAGGGTGACTTGATTGCCATGCCTTATGTAACGTAACGAGGTTTCTAACGGCTGCGTTCTGTTGTGCCGCTTTTGCCGTCGCCGCTTTCGTCGGGTCAACGTATTTACCGACGTACTTCATAGACCCGTCAGCCCCCACCATGTAAGCAGTGCCGTCATTCATGACCTTGATGTTTTTCTTGCCAAAGTTGCCCAGGTTTTGTATCTTGCCGTCATCGGTCATTACGAACATTTGGCCGTTCTGTGCTTGTTGCATGTTGGATTTTGCGTAATTCCCAACGTCGTCAATAGTGCCTTGAGTCATATTAAATCGGGCAACGTGTCCGTTACTCATCTGTTGGAATTTATAATCATCATGCAACGCATAAATGCTGTTAAGGTTGTTCATGTCAATCTTTTCAGCACCTATTTTATTAGCGTAGTAGTTGTACCTATCGACGGCTGCGGCTATGCCCTTAACCTTCTGCGAATTATACGTATCAACCACCGTATTACCGTCCTTGTCCTTTGTATAAATAAGGCTCTGTATGATTTGATTTCGCATGGGTGCAAGAACGTTATCGGAGAACGCATTAGCCTGTTTAGTGTACTCGTTGTTCACATCGGTATTATAGAGTTCCTCGGCGATCCCCTTTGCGGTTTTAAAGTCCATACCCGATTTAACGAGTGTTAATACATCAGCCCCTAGCCGCTTCCGTGCGTCCTTTATAATATCGCTCTTATTCGGAACTTGATAGCCAGGCTTGTCCTGTTGCGTCTTGTTATCCGTATCAGTGCTATCTACTTCGCGGGACGCATTACCGAAAAAATTCGGATTCCCCGTTACTATACCAAAATACCCTTGCGGCTGTTGCGGTTGTGTTTGGCCAAAACCCCATAACCCGCCACGCTGACTAAACGAAGGGGTCGAAGAAACCGCAGCGGGTGCCGCCGTTGTATCGGCATTACTGTTTTGTATCGGTTGTGCCGTTGTCGGCGTAGGTGTTACGGGTGTAGCCTGTGCGGCTTGAGTAATAGGCGTTGTGTTCTGACTTTGCCCGAACCCCCACAATCCACCGCTTCCATTACCGATTTGACTACGAAGGGAATTACTCATATACTGCCCCGCATTAAATTGCGAAGCGGGTAACGACTGATTCCATAATCCGTTACGTCCGTCATCTACAACGGCTGTTTTATCTGCAGCCTGTCCATTTCCACCACCGCCAAGAACGTCATTAAGCCCTTTAGCCATGTTGTTTTCGTTCAGCTGTCCCAGTCTGTGAGTTGCGTACATTCCCGCAAGCTTACCAAGTGCCGCCCACGGCTCAAAGTCCTGTAAATAAATCGTACTCATTAGGCTTCTCCTTTCTTACTGCCTTTCTTCTTTTCGCCATCATTCAAGGCCTGTAACTCTTCCTGGCTAATCCCTTCGGCTAAGATTCCGTTAGCGTAAAACAGGTTATCCCCGTCGCATTCAAGTTCATATACAGTTTCCGTAATTCCTGTATCTTCCTTGCTCGTGACCTTTTGCCAACCGTGTACCGTCATAATAGGTTCGCCAACTTCAACTTCAGATACAAGCTTCAATCCGTCGTTAGTAAGAACCTTTTCACTGGCGGTAGTAACCACGCCTGTATCTTCCGTGTTAAGTCGTACCGTCGGAGATTCTCCCATTTCGTGCATAGCGATAACGTTAAGCACTTTCCCAAGGGATACGACCTTATCACCTGTAATAACTTCTTCAATCGGCTTACTTCCCTCAACTGTTGCTATTTCTGTACCTTTGGCAAAACAAAATCCGCTCATAAATCCCCCTAAAAATCCGCCGCTTCCTTGTCGCACCGTTGTTTGTGCGGGTGCGGCTAATCCATAACGTCCTTGCATGTACGCTTTTAACAGGTCCTCATTATCGGAGTTGTTAAGCTGTGCCATGGTGTAATAATCTTTAGCCGGCTGTATTGCCGCCTGTTGTGTCGAGCTACCCGTACTAATCGGAGCGGCCGCCAATCCTTCACGCTGTCCGACAAGCCCCGCGGCTGTTCCCGCATTATTCACCTGGTTGGCGTATCCCTGATTCATTAACGCCGCCTGGTTCATAATTCCAGACTGTTGGTTATTGAACTGGTTACCCCACAAATTCATTTTTGCTCCAATACCATTTAAAGCGTTGGTATAGGCTTGATTGTTGAGGTTAGCCGCCGTATTAATATCTTGGGTGTATTGTGCCGCCAGTGCGTTCGTTGCGTTTTTGGATATGTCATTGATTGCACTGTCAGCCTGTGAAGAATTGATAATCCCACGACTGGCCAACCCTGATAACGCATTCCCCACGGTACTTTGTAAGTCATTGTTTAAAGCCGTCTGCCGTGCTTTTGCGTACGCTTCGGGGATATTGCCTTGAGTAATGTCATTCATGGTGGTCTGATTCTTTAGTACCGCTCCGTTATACTCGTTGGCTAAACGGTCGGCGTTATTTACCATTCCGTCCGTTGCCGCCCCTAGTTGTTGAGCGTACTTTGTATTATCCGTAAGGTTCCTTGTCCCCGCAGATGATACTTGATTTTGTAGTGCTGCCAGTGCGTTTTGGTTGCCGTTATTGGCAGCCAAGTAATTGTTATACATGTCTTGATAATTCGGCGTTACGGCGTTATTTAATGCCCCGTCTCCCATACCCTGAAGCCTATTAGCACTGGCGTTTGCCCCGTTAATCCAGTTTAACTGATTCTGAAGTAACCCTTTTTCTTCAACGCTTGCTTCGGGCAGATGGGCTTCAGTGTGCGATACTTTAGACTTTTTACCGCCACCGCCGAAAAGCTGTAAGTTAAATATCATGTTTATCTCCTATAAGGTGCGTTCAAGGCTTTCTTTGTTCGTTATAAGGACTTTATAATCCTTCCCGTAATAAGTGTAGTCATAGGCGGGTAACCGTTTCATATCCCACTTTTTGACAAATCCATTTACGCTTTTTCGTGCCGTAGCCGTAACGATTGTATCAAGTTTGTTCTTGTCCATCACGTCTACAATGAATTTTCCGATTACTTTCATGTTTCCGTATGTCTGTAAAATGCTAAACACGCGTTCCCCATGTTCTTCGTTAATCCCCCAGAATATAAAGCCTTCGTTAGGGAAGAAGTTAAAGTATTGAAAGTTATCATCTCGGAAGTGGTTGCCTTCGTCAAAGAAAAAACCATCAAACGAAACCTTTTCACCCGTTCGCCGTTCATAGTCTTTTACCATGTCTTGTAAGCTGTCTGTTTTCATGACTATACCCCCACGGCGATCCATTTCATCGTTGCCGTTTCAAGCAACATCCCTTCAAGCATAGAATGAACCTCATACGTAAAGTCTGTTTTGTTCATTTCGCGGGCAAATACGGAAGCGGCCGAATTGCCCCAAAAACGTCCGTACGTTCCATTGGCAACAGGTGTAATAGTAAACCCCATCCATAAACATTTATCACTAAATGCAGTAGCGAATGTCTGGCGTGGGAATATCATCGGGTCATTACGGGTATCAACCTGTTTCCCCACCTGTCGTTTACCGCCCTGTATGGTGAAGTTATGAAACGCCTTGCCGAATTTCATATACCACAAGTCGGGATTACTCGTATTAAATTCCATGCCGATAGATGATAACCCCGTATTCCCAAGTGCCTGTACGACATCATTACCGTCCTTAATGTTAAGAGCCGAAATAATCGAGTTAACAGCCCCTAGCGAAACGCCTAATGATAAATTCGTGTCGTCTGCGTTGCTTGTAATAATGTTGACGTTGTCAATTGTGCCGCTTCCGTGAGTTACTTTTAACTTGCCGTTGTCATAGGCCGCCGATTTTACAAACCCGTCAAATATCGGCTTGTGTGCGGCTGTATCGGCTTTGTGATTGGTTAAGTCACTTCTAACAGCGTTGTCAGCGTCGTTTATATGCTTTAACGTGTCATCTGCTAACTTGGCTTTGGTTACGGATTTGTCCGCAAGGTTTACCGTTTTTACTTCTCCGCTTCCAATGCTTACGGATTTTATGCCCTCGTTAGCAATTTGCGTACTTGTAATAGAGCCTGTCGCAATGCCGCTTCCGTTCATACTCGGCTGATAATATTTAATGGTCTTTACGCTTGACCCGTCCGTTACTACTTCGGCAATAAGTACACGTTGTTTACGTTCCCATTGAGATCCGTTATATACGTACATCATGTCCATAATGTCGTTGTAGTACATGGCGTTTAAAACCGTATCAGGCGGTGCTGACTGTCGCACCGGCTTTACGGTTGTGCTGCCGTAGCTTACGGCACCGCTTCCAGTCCGTTCTACATATATGTACTGTGTCTTGTTCGGTAACAGACTCCAAGCACTCACCTTACTATCAATAGACGCGACGTAATCAACTGCCCCGAACTCGTTGTACCCGTCTGCAAACGATACAATTACGGGTGTTTGTGTCCCGTCGAGCGTTACGCCTAGGTTATCACCTGTCAAAAAGGAATATTCTCCGTTGCTTATCTTCCCGTTAAGAAACCTATTGCGGAGACCCGTCGCACCGCCGCCGCTTTTTAATTCGACCGTTCTAGCGACTTCTAATATTTCGTCACGATTCTTTTTAATACTTTGCCGCACCGTATCGCCTTGAGGCGTTATATCAAGTGCGTATTTTTCTTTATATGCCATAGGCTATACCTCTTCATATGTGTAATCCAACTGCCGTAAGGAAATAGCTCCCTTTTGCACATGGATTTTAAACTGTACGTTACGGTTAGCACCGCCGCCAATTTTATATACTTTCGTGTACTCATTAACGTTTAACTTATCATCAGCACTAAAAGTACGTTCATCAGCGTAATACGTCCTGGTTGACTTGCTCGCAAACGTTACAGGCTTCGGAGTCTTGTCCGATATTTGCACGCTACCATATCCGTCTATCAGGTTGTGAGTTACAAAATTGTAATTCATGATAAGAACGAACAGCCGCATTGCTAGCCTATTTCCACTTACTATAGACGTTTCTATCTGCTGTCCGTCGTCCAAGTCCGTGCGGTCGTCGAGTACCCCTATTTTATTGCCGTACGCAACGTAAATATTTTTATTTACATCTACTACATCATGTACATCATGAACAAACTGCCGTGACGTAAATACTCCTCTGCCGTCCTGATACCTCGGCAAGTAATGATACAGGAAAATACCGCCGCCGTTGTGCGGCTTAATCCATAATTGCTTACGGCTCGGACAATGCCACATCTCGCAATCCTTTCCCACATAAGTGAGTAGATAAGAATTGATGTTTAGCCCTGTCTCAAACGGCTGTATCTCTGCGTATGTATTTGTCGGCATGAACGACATCAAGCCCTGTTCCCCAAGGTAGTAGCTGCGGTCGTCTATGTTAATCGCCGACCCGCTACAAAAACCCGTACTAGACAAAGGATATACGGATAAATTCCCCTCGTCAGGCGTTCCAACAACTTGATAAACCTTGCCGTATTCCTTATAAACGATAATCGCACGTGTTAGAAAATCAACGGCAACTATTGCCCCTTTGTCTTTATACCCTACATCTAAATACTGTCCGCTTGAGCTGTCATTTTTGTTGTTTTCCCAACTACGATAATCACCAATAGCCGACCACGTCAACCGATGAGAATAGATAGACGCAACGAGAACACGACCCGCATGGCTGCTTACAATCTCACAAGACGGAGAGCCGTCTACTGTTGACAACTCACCCGTTCCGCTTATAGCTTGCAGTTTCCCGCCGCTTGCGATGAGAATATCACCGCTGTAAGCGTGATACTTCGGTTTGTGCTGTCCCGCGAGTGTTCCTAATCGCTTGCGTGTTTTTAGATCCGTTTCGTATAACTCTATTCCGTGTGTAAAGTACCACTTGTGCCGGTACACGTCGTAATACAATGTATCTATCGACATTCCCGCGTCGTACGCAATGGTTACCCCTGATACCGTTCTTAATGCGTTATCCGTTCTATCAAACTCGCAGTTCATCGCTTGAGTGAGTGCCTGTATATCAATCCCTTCGGGCGGATTGCTCCAGTCAAGGCCAAGCCTGTATCCGTTTGTACTTGCAATTGCTCTCTCGCCCATTATGTAAGCCCTCTAGCCGCCTTGATTAACTCCGTCAAGTGGTCAATAAACCCTTTATCATAATTGGCGTAATCAATCATTAGCGACTTCTTTTTAATCAGAAAGGAAATGAGTTGTACAAGATACGACGTGAAAAATTCGCTAAACGGAACGGCTGAATCCATAGAGTTTATATGGTTTTTGCGGATACTGTAAAACACGTCTTGTACGTCTTCACCGTCATACGTTAAGAACAGTCCGTTTATAATCCGCACGGGATACCCGCTTTTAGGGACGAACCCCATAAAGTTAGTAGGAACGTCGCTATCGTTCGTTATTGTCATACTCTTAACCACTTCGTTATCACGGATTGCAACCAGTATCATAGAGAGGTAATCAATGCCAGCGTTTATATACTGGATATAGTCGTTGTTATCGTCCAGTATCTCATTGCTTTCTACACTAATCAGTGTAATCAATTCTTGTACTGTCATAATCCCAATACCCCTTAGAAAGAACGTAGCCGCTTTCACTGTCAGAACTGTTATTAAGCGACCGTAAAATCTCTATCATGCTTCCTGTAATTCCCGATACATCTATGTTCATAATGCGGGCAACCATATAATCAACTAAAAGAGTTTCAAGTTCAGCCGGGTAATTACTGTTATCATCGAATTTTTTATACTCTGCCGACGGTACATAATCAACGGATATAGCTTGTTCTTTATCTGCCTTAAACCGTATATCTTGTAAATTTAAAACCTGATACCCGTTAACCTCTTGCCCGTCTGCTGTAACCTTTCTAATTACCACGCACTGATTAGGTAGAAAAATTTGTCCGACTCCTCTATCTTCATACGTAGTGACTCCAAGGCTAGGGCAATATTTACCCATGAGCGTATTTAGTAACTGGTTACCCTCGTTATAAAACTCTAAAAACTGATAAGGCGTGTATGTCTCTTGTGACGTATCGCCAACTTGCATATACGCCCTATTAATTAAATCTCTAACTCTCATATACACCTCATAAAAGAATAAGGGGAAAGGTTAGCCCTTCCCCCTTTGTTCTTTGCGTTCATTATTTTTCTACCGTGCCGCCCGTAATAACTTGAATTACGCCGTAATCCTTGCCGTTATACTTCGATTTTTCAATACCCGCATACAAGGAAATGCCGTTGCCTTCGCGGTTGCCATAGTCGCTGACCTGTTTAATCGGAGTAGCTTCTTTCGCAACGCCAAAGCACGCAGCCTGTTTGCCCAACAACAAGTTATGGCATACATTTGCACTGCTTGCCCCTGTCGTTGTGTTAAGAATGCGTTCATATTCGTACAAGATAACGCCGTCGTATTCACCCAACGCTCCCGTGAAAATCGGATTTTCTCGCCCGCGGACGTTTGCTTGTGCTTGAGATTGAACCCATACGGGATCCGTTTTAAGGTCTTTAGCCGCCCAAGGCGAAACTAACATAATGTAGCGGTCTTGCCCGTCTACTTTTACAGGGTTCACCTTCGGAGCATGAAGCATTGCTTTACGTCTTGCACGAGAAATCAACGCACACGTTAATTTATCATTCGCCGTCGTGCCGGCTTCAGTACCCGCAGCCGAAGCAAAAACAACTTCTCCAGTTGTCGGGGAAGCGGTTAACTTCTTAATGAAGGTATCATCAAGCCAATCCGTAACCCACTGCTGAAGAGCGGGTTTAATAATCTGAAGGTTTTCGTACGGGCTTTTCTGATCGTCTGCCACAAAACGAGCGACAGCGTTACGCACGAGTTCGACGGGAACGGCGAAATCGTAAATATGTAATTCTTCTTCGTGGCCGTCGAGCGTATTATTACCCTTGATACCGTCGCCCGTAAGGTTCATTGCAAGGCCAAAGTATACCTTATCGCCTTTAACGCCTTTTAATTTTACGTTCTTATGAATTACGTTGTTGCCATTTGCGTCCGTGAATTTATCAAAATAAGACGCTTTAACGCCTTCTGTCCATACCTTTGCAGCCCATACTTTCGGTACTAAATTAGCGGGAATTTGAACTTCATTTGCCATGTGTATTCTCCTTATTCAAGTAAATTATCAAAATACTTACGCACGTCTTCGGGGAGCTTGTCCGCTTCTCCGTTTTGGTACGCTTCCAAAATTTCTTCATCGCTTAACTTCGGCGGTGTGTTATTACCGCCGCTTAACGCTCCCGCCTTCGGTAAGGTTTTGGCTACATCTAACGGGCTGTCCTGTACGGTTGTTGCCGCCCGTTTATCCTGTAACTCTTTTACGAATTTACGGACGATATCAAAATCCGCTTCCGTTCCTTCACCGTTGTCAATATTGGCGAATGCGTCGTTAATCGGTCTTGCGTCTTTCAGTGTCATTTCGTTAAGGGCTTCTACGCCGTCTTGATACAGTTCATTGAAGTTCGGGAGTGATTTAATCTCATTCACAAACGTCTGATTCTTCTGTATCTGGTCGTATCGGCTGTGCATTTGGTTAGAAACTACATACTCAATTTGCGTTTGTAGTCTCAAAAGGTCTTTGTATTTCTGTTCATCTTCATACATTAACCCTTCCACGTCTTCAGCCTTTACCCCTAATCGCTTTAACGCTTCTTGCTTTGCGAAATCTCGGATATTAGCTATTTCCTGTTCAGGTAATGTAACGGGTGCTTGCTGTGCCTGTAACGTCCTTGCCCGTTCTTCAGCCGCTTTGCGTCTTGCCCGTTCTTGAGCAAGTGCCGCTTTTAAATTTTCGGCGTGTTCTTCGCCTTCAGCTTCTTTAGACTGATCATCCTGGTCTTCAGACTCTTCAGACTGTTCAGGCTTTTCACCGCTTTCTTGCGGTTCAGGTTCTTTACTGTCAGATTCTTCAGGTTTGTCCTGTTCCATTTCATTTTTCACGACCTCTAAATCTTCTTGAGTAAATCCCATTTCTTCAGCATTAACCATTTCATTGTTATCCATAGTAATATCCTTTCTGCCGTTTAACGTCATTGCGGGACGAAATAATATAATTGCAGTTTAACGCCATTGCGGGGCGAATGTTTTTTGTGATTAGCCGTTTAACGTCTTGCTAAGGACGAGAAAAGGAGGGGACAGTTTATAGACGTGTCCAGGTCTGTTTTACATTTTATAGTTGTTGCATATTCTGCAATAACTGCATTTGTTGCGGGTCTTGCCCTACTTGTTGTGTATTTAACGGTTGCTGTATCTGCGGTGGCGGTGCATAGCCCTTCATTGCCAAGCGTTCTTGCAATATCTCTTCAGGAGACATCTGTACGCCTATACTTGAAAGTGCTGTGCTTAACGCTTCAGCGGGTAAATCTGCAAGCCGTCCATTTATACGTACATCGGGCAAATTCGGCCGTTCTGCCGCTTCTTGCATTCTCTTCTTAACGCTTTCTTTTTCAGGGAAGTCCATGAAGTCCAAGATAATATCCATAGGAATATCAACGCCTGATTTTTTCGCTTCAAGAAGTTGATACAGATTTGCCCGCCGTGCCGTTGCGGACGCTTGAGAAGTCGTAATGACAATATCAAAATCAAAGCAAGAAAGGTCATATAATACTTTCTTAATCGGGTTCCCATCTTCGTCTGTTTTCGGCATTCCTGTAGTCGGGTCAACCGCAAATTGTTCTTGCATGGGTTGCCCTAAATTCGGCGTAATCTGTATAAATTCTTTCTGCCCGTCATCGCCAAGTATCCGCATTACTTTTTCTTGGTTGTAAAACTGCGGTATAAGTCCTTCGGCGTTCTTATCACCCCAAAGAAGCACAACAATCTGCCGTTCTGTTTCCTTCGTCTGGTCGAATATTCCCGCCGTCTGCACTGTCGTTACTGACTGGCGTAAGTCGATCGCCTTACCACTCATCGCTCCAACGCTGCCACTTAGCGACTCAGGCGTTATGCCGCTGATAGAATAAAAATCATTGCTTGATTGCTGTTCAAGATTTATATTCATTGAGCTGTCATAAGCAGGTGTACCGTCTTGATAACTTACCCCGTTCGGTAAGAATATATTTGCTCCAGGCGTTGTTGCCTTTTCCCTTATTGTCTTCTTAAATTCTTCGTCAGTGACACCAGTCCAGAATTTAACGCCAAGAGATTGTTGGTTTACAACATGCATACGTTGACTACGATTCTTGTTTAATTCTCTCTGTGCGTCCTTTATATCTCGCACAACTCCCGCAGGCTCTAACTCAGCGTCTGACAGTTCTCCGGTGTAGTAACAGTACTCACGTACTAACGGGAATTTTCCATGCTTATACGGGCTTTCGCCCTCTTCCAGTAATACATTATCGCAAAACGTCGCGTATCGTATAACCGTCTTCGGTATCGTCGTCGGCGGTGTTCCTGTCGCCTTGAGCTGTATAAATAACGGATTATCTTCCGTAACAACGCCTTCTTTAGTCATATAGACTTCTTGCGTTTTGTACTCTTTATACCAGTACTGAACTACTCGTACTTTTTTAAAGTCTGTATCATACCAAAGTTTTTCCGTGTTTATCGTGTCAACGGCTGTTTCAGTGCTGTCAAGCTTATGTTGTAGCGTGTCTATTTCTTTTTGCTTGTCGCTGTATATTTGCCGCAGCTTATCAGGGCTTTCCCATGAGTAACGGCCGCAATACTGAGCGTCGCTCAAATCTTCTTGTTGTGATTCAGGGTCTATAAACGCATCGAACGGGCTGACCCTATCAATCTTGATAGTACCGTCGAGCCGCGAGTAATCGAAATCATACGTAATCCAATAATTCGCAAGACCGCATATTACTTTATCTCTGAAACATTTATTCTTCGTTCTCTGATAATTTGCACGGTCTAAGCAATACTTTGTTATACCCTTGGCAACTCGGCTTATTCTATCGTCTTCTTCAGACCTCGGAAGAAAGTCGGGTTCCGTCTCATTCTGTGCCGCGTAACCGCATAACAGATTTATAACCGGTCGGATTCGATTAATCGTAATTGCCGGTCTTCCCGCTTTCTTCATACGCGATAAATCTGCGTCAGCCCATTGCTTACCTTGCATAAACTCGTAATCTTCTTTGGCTCGTTCTCGCCAATCGCTTGTAGCACTTAACGCACTCTTTACCCTTCGTCTAGCCGCTTCTATATCAAAGCTTTTTAAATCCCCCATGCTGTCACCTCTTCACTGTCATCCATTGTTTTATAACCGTCGCTAAACTCTTTCTTCTGTCGTGTCGGTTTAATCGGTCGGCTCATACAAAAATACCGCAACTCATCATACGCATGATCCTCTTGAGTTGTGTCTACGTCTTCAGGTTTCGATTCATCATACACAAGCTCCGGTAGTGTTCTTAACATGTGCTTACACGTCGAGAAGAATTTAATTTTCCCCTCTCTTAAATACTGATGAACCATGAGTTTACCAGCTATACGCTCCGAATTAGAGCGAGTGAAGTAAATCCCGTGCCGTTCAAAGATTTCTGCAATGCTCTCGCCTTGAACACTCCACTTCATACGATCATCTTTCTGCCAGATAGCTTTATCGGCTACATCATACGCATATCGTTCATTGCCCGATAACCTCACGACCTCGGCAGCCACTTCGTCAGGTGTGAGCTTCAACCCTTCATCCGGTTCGCCTGTACAGCCGTAATATTCACGATAACAATGAGCTATGCCTTCATAATCAATGGCGTACCAATGAATTGAAAACGGCTTAGAAAAACCCCAGTCCATCGAACGTACCTTTATCCAGTCATCGGGAATTGCAAAAGGTTCTTCTACGTGCTTATCTCTGTTGAACTCCGTAAAAACTTGTCCAATAAATACATCCCAATCGCCGTATAAAAACGCTTTCTTCTCTTGCTCCGGCAATGCTTCAAGACGCTTTACGTAGTTTGGGTCATTCTTCATAAGCACGTCGTTATCATACACACGAGCCGGTATAAACATCTTCTCTAACCCGGTTGTTTTGTCGATAACTTCATGCTTACCATATTCGGTTGCTTCTACGTATTTACGCTTTACCCAACCGTGACCTTTGCCGCCGGGATTACACGACCCTCGGAAGCGGACCGGAAAGCCACGAGACGAACGAAGACACGCCGTTAATAATTCAGCTGTTCGCTCCGTGTGCTTCGTCAACTCATCAATGCCAAGATAGTCGAACTCTTGACCTTGGTACGTTTCCGCGTCTTTTTCTGTACGAACGTATCGGAATAATACTTTAGATCCGTTTATCAAAGTAGCAATGTGCTTTTGCTCCGAATACTCGTACAATTCTCTCGGAACTGAACGCTTCCATTCTCTAATTACGTTCGCTTCAAGATTCGGATACGTTTCGCGAAATAAATACGCATTACAGCCGCTATGCTCTAAACAGTACGCGAGACAGTCCATAACAAGGGCTTTAGTCTTACCACCGCCTCTCGCACCGCCGTAAACCGCATAAGGTGCGTTACACATATGAAATTCATCTTGCCGCACATTCGGCATGTAATCGATTGTAATATTCATATTTATTCCGTTTTTATTCTTCTGTCCCGTGCTTATACGATACTTTTATACAACTTCAAGGAATATTTCTATCATTTTCGGCATTTCCATTTTCCTTATATTATGTATATAAGACTATTCTGTGTCTTCGTTCCGTCGCATATGCGAGAACTCTATAACAATCGGCTGTCCGTCTTTACCGCTTAACTCCGTCTTCTCCGTCAACAATGCATACCGCTTTGCAAGAAGTTCGGCGGCCTTTATGCGTTCTTTCATCGCTATACGCTTTTCTTTCTTCTTCTTATCACTTATATAACTCTTCTCTTCAGTTAACTCGCCCCGCATAGCTGCACTTAAAAACTCTTCAACTTCTTGAGCTGTTGCGATTGCTTCATTTTTTACCTCGGCTTCAAGCTCTGCGACTCTTTCGCGTATTTTAGCATTTGTGAACAGTCGAACGCCTTGAACGCAAGCAGTTTTCTCGCTGTATCCGGTTCTTTCCGCAGCCTTTGTTTTGTTTAAATCTTTTATATACTCTTGTGCAAATCGTTCATGTCTCGGATGAAGTTTTTCGCTCTTTTTTTCTTCACTCATATACTCTCACCTTCTTTCTATTGGCTTAATTATGCCGTTTGTTATGTGAGTTCTACGACGTTTAAACATAGTAAAAGCCCTCAATTAAGAGGGCTTATTTTTTTACGGCAAAAGGCGGCCACATTGACCGCCCCGACCTGTAAATAAACTACATATAGAATTAGTGGTTGAGACTCGCCGCAGCTGTCTCCTCGGAATCGTTCACGCATGAACTTCATCCCCTACTTTTTACATATACACTATATCATACTTTGGTTGTGTCATTCAGTGTCATATTGTGTCATCTTATGTCCTCTTCTATAGAGTTCATTAAAATGAAGCAATGCCCGTTTATGAACCCTAAATGTCTGTTTATGAGACATGTTCAATCCGTCTTCGACATTGTTCCAACCTTTACAATACACATACCGCAGCTGTAATACTCTTCTCTCGTACACGTCGAACAGCGAATTAATTAACTGTTCGGCTCGTTCTCTCTCGTCTATCAGCCTATCCCACTCTGTAGAAGTCTTGCTTATCAACTCATCGAGTCGGATAATCTTGTCGCTTATATCGCTTGAACTCGTTCCGCTTATCTTGTCTTTACTGTAATCAATCGCTTGCAGTGTGCATATATCCTTCCGCAGCTGCTCAATGCGATCTTCTTTTATTCTCAATCTGACGTTTAAACTTCTCACATACTCAAGATATTCACGTCCGTTCATTCTATCTCCTTGTAATCAATTAAAAACCAATCCTCACCAAGTGTATCCAACTCACCGTCCGCGGTTTTTATAACATAATCTCCCTTCATTACCGCACATCTGCCGAACTGAGTAGCTATCCCTAGTGTTTGCACGTATTCAATAGTTTTCTCTTCTTTTTCTTCGTCGTATCCTCGTACTATCGTGTGATAAATACTTCCTTTAGCATTTAACACCTCTAATATTTCGTCTTTGTTTTCTCCTGTAAATTGAATCGCTTCTACTATGTCAGGCTCACGTTTCTTATATTTCTTCATCACTAACATGTATAAACCTTCTTCCCGTTACTGCCGCAATATAAGCGTCTTCCCCTTCTTGACTTCTGCACTCTCTGCATATTGCTTCATTGTTGCACTTCTTCACCCGTTGCCCGAACTCGTCGTATATCCAGTGCCATGCCGATTCCCTGAATAACGGACGACCGCAGAACGCACACCGTGACGCGGATTCTCGCGGCTTGTTATTCTTCTCCGCGGTCTTGCCTAGTATCACAATACGCGGTGCTTGGTAGTGTCGTCGCTTATTCCTTCGTGCCATTGCGTACCTCGTCGTAAAATTCTTCTATTTCGTCTTGCAAGTAAATTGTTATGTTCCCGTACTCATCTCTACCCATATAATCGCCGTGCTCCACTTCAATGTTCCGGTAAACCCCTCTTTCGTGAAGAGGTTCGCGAATCATTAGCAAGGGTGTTTCTTTAATTCTTACGAATCTCCATTCATACTCCCTACAATAAGTTTCGTTGTTTTCGCTTAAAAATTTCTCGACTTCTCCGTTATTGTTGTAAAACCGTTGAACAATTATCTCCGTCGGCTTATGTCTGAATTTTTGCATTTTCCCGCTCCTTCTTTGCCTTTCGGCTTGTGTACGAACTTCATATTTTTACTTGCAGGACGACTTCAATTCTCGGCCGTTCGCTGTAAAACTTCCGTGCGAATATCTCGCATACAACGCTATCATCTTTCAGTATCGTACCGTTTAGGGCATCGAGTACGCCTTTTACGTAATTATCTATATCGGGCTTCGTTGTCGGCCGTATGTAGCGAAGTAACGCTTCCTCCCGTTTTTTCTTGCTGAAACTTTTCGGGATAGCTCGGAACACTTTTAAATTCAAACAACACGCCCGGTCAATCGGTTTGAAGTCCGGATCTGACAATAGAGGCTGCAACTCCAATCGTATAAGTTGCTTATATGACTTCGATTGAATCGGGTCATACGCCTTGACGAAACCCCCTTGCCTGGAAAATCTCGGCCGTCCTTGTGCAACCGGATTCCCGTATACGATTAACTCTATTTGATTCTCATTCTTGTAATATTTTACAGGCATTTACTCATCTCCTCCTTTTTACTTCGTATCATCTTCTGCTACTCCATTCCGCATATACAATAATCAAAATCATGCCCGTTACTAAGAACATTACCGACCTGCACACATAACCTATTAACTCAAGTCCGTTCATGATTATCTCCTTTGGTTTTTGTTATTCCTTTTAATATCTCTATTGCTTCGGTTATATCGTTATCTTCCGCCACGTATACACTCCCAATCCAAAGCCCTCTTCCGTTATACCTAACTTCATGTTCCAACAAGTCTATCGCTTCTTCTATCGCCGAACATTCAGCCTTATTCATGCTTATCTCCTTCCGCTTCCTCTTCCGCAATCATTCTCAGATACTCCGCAGCCTTCGCAATGTCCGTTGCGGGTGTACCCTTTCTTATATATCTATACAGATGCTTAATGACGTTCCCTTCGCAATATCTCTTGTACCCTTCTGAGCCTAATAACTGCCGTATAACGTCCTTGCATTCAATCCCTCTCCAGTTGTAATGCGTCGGTTTATGTATCTCGTCGGTTTCTTCAATCTGCCCGTTAATCGGATTCCGCAGACTGGTTTCGGTTAATCCGAACTCTTTCATCATTTCTTCTACAAGTTCCAAAATTTCGTCGCGTTCGTTTTTATTGTCCATTTCCGCTTACTCCTTTTTCGTCGTATTTTGGCTTCTAACGAGTTTTAGAGTTTTGTACGGTAATTTTATCGTCCGTTGTTCTAAAACTCGTCAGAAGTGCCAAATTTTCAAATTTTTCAATACTAGAAGGGAATTTCTTCGTCCACTTCCGTTCCTAATCCGTTGAATTCTGAATTATTTCCGTCCTTCTTCTTGAACGGGAATATCGCCGTTCCCGCTCCTGTCGCGACTATGTTCGAAGAATACCGCGTTTCTCCGTTCTTCTCGTACTTAGTCGTTGAGAATCTACCAACTACCCAAACCCGTGTACCCTTAGTCCACTCATTCATGCCCTCGGCTAATGCGTCAAAGGCTACGAACGGAACGAAGTCCGCTACGTCTTTCCACTCGCTACCGTCCTTCACTCGTCTATTACACGCTACCGTTCCCCTTGCTACCGCCATTCCGCTCTTCGTGAAGCTGATTTCTATGTCTCTCGCAAGATTTCCTTCCAGTTGTACAGTGTTCATTTTTAGATCTCCTTTTCTTCTTCGCTAAAATCACTTAATTAGAACGGGTGCCGTCCATTTCGTGTGTGTCGTATAACTCGCTCCTTGTCTTTCAAGATTCGGAACGCTTCATCAATATCCGTTTTATCAATAAACCGCCGTGTTCCGGATCCGCCAGGCTGTACCGGGTATACGTCGATATCCGCTAACATTCCCAGTAGTGTTAATTCGCCCATACCTGTATACTCCATTGCTTCTTTCATTGTCATGTACCGCTTTTCTGTCTTTTTCATGCTTTTTCTCCTTCCTTCGGCAGTTTTTCTATCCGGCTTAAGTACTTGGCTACTTTATCAGCAGTCAAATACCCAATAACGTTGCTTGTAATCGGTGTGCTGTAGCACAACCTGCCGTCTTTTAATACGGTTAGTTCATATAACCCGTACTCATGTCCGCAACTGTAGCAATTCTGAATTACACTTGCTCCGTACCCGTTCGAAAACCGGTAAAGGTGTTGCATGGCGAAGGCGTTATTTATATCAGTGATTATCATCTCCACTTCCGGTTCATACTCGCCAAATTTTATATATGACATTTGCTTTTTCTCCTCTCAACTCAACCATAAATTGAATTAACTCAACCGTTTCACAAGATTCCCCGTCAACTGCTTCAGCTTCTCGTTGTTCGGGCTTATGCCAAGTACGGCATTATCTCGGTTATCCTTCTGCCGCTGTGCCGCCAACTGATACGCTCGCCGAAACTGTGACCGTAGTGTATTCGTTCCCTCGTTCGGAGTCGTGCAGATGTCTTGCCATCCGATATTATTAACAGCCGCTGTTATGGCTTCATGGCTGAATTTCGGCTTGCCGTAGTAGCCTACTGACCGTATTACCTTAATAACCTCGCCCCATGCTTCAGACTCATCAGGGGCAGCTGTACCGCTTATTGTGCCTTTAATGCCGTATGCCGTTTCCCGTATTTCGGCTATCGACGGTAAAAACTTATTCGTCATGATTAACTTCTTTACTGCCGCTTCAAGGATTTGCGGCGGTATGTCCGATAACATCATGACGTATAATCTCAATCGCTCTTCTTCTAACGCACCTTTATATGCTAGTTGTAAAGGTGCTATGGCTTTCGTTATGTCCGATTTGTTCATTCTGTCGCTCCTCTTCTTCATATTCGGCTATAAGCCTATTGACTGCTTCTATCCCTTCTTGCCGTTCTTGCTCTGCTCGGCTTATAGGTGATCGCCTATTGTTCTGCACTTCGGGTTGATTAAGATAACCCTCAAATTTCGTGCCGAACAACGTTTCAGGTCGAAGGTACTGAGCCATGTCGGTTCCTTGCCACTCTTTAGCCTTCTTCGTGATTACGGCTTTAAAGTCATCAATGGTAACCCCTTCTGCAAGCCGTGCGGCAATTAGCCTACGGGTCTTGTCTGTTGAAGCCTTGTACTTACTCCCAGTAGTTGAGTTGAGAAAGGATATAATGTTTTCCGTATCTCTATCTCTGTCTTTATCTCTATCTTTATTTCTGTCTTTATCTCTTTCTCTAACTCTATCTATATCTCTATCTTTAACTATGGTGGACAAATGTCCGACATTTGTCGGACGTTTGTCTATAATGCCTCGTCTATTGGCTCTCTTACTGTCTCCGTCGCTACTGCCGTTGCCAATAAAATTCTGAATATCGAGCATATATATTGCCCCGTTGTCGAGAACTTCGATTAACCCTAAGTCCTTAAAAACCGTCAATGCCTGTTTAACTGTTCCGACTTGATGACCTGTAATCGTGGCAAGCATTTCAGCATTATACGGTATTCGGTTGTTGAGCATTAAGCACCCGTTGTTTTTTAGTGACCGCAAGTACAGCTTGAGTAAGATATTGCCGTATAGGTAGCCGTCTTTCATTGATTCCATTACCTTCATTTCATCGGAGTCGAAAAAGCTATCTTTGAGCCGTATGTAGTAATATTTCTTGTTGTCACTCAGTAGACTCACCCCCTTTTAACCTGTTGATATACGACTGAAAAAACGCCCTATACTCCTTCGCCTTGGCTCCGTGTGCCTTCGTGTTGTGACACTCTCTACACAAGCACACAAGGTTATTAATGGTGCTTTTTCCGCCTTGGCTGCGAAATGCGACATGATGAACATCGCACCCGTATTTGCCACATAACACACAACAATTTCTATCCCGCTCAATCGCTTGCCGCTTCGTCTTGCGGAATAATTCGCGGTCTTGCTTAGTATTCTTGTTCATGTCGTTAACGCCCTTTCCACGCTCCAACCTCTCTTGAGTCTGTAGAGTAAGGTGTTTGCCTTAATCCCTACAGAATCAGCCCACTGTTGAAGGGTTGCCCGCTTCCCGCGGAATGTAATGTAGTGGTTCGTCCTCTTGTTATTCGCTTGCGTTTTCCAACTGACCCACCGGCAATTACTCGGCGTGTAATCCCCGTCCGTGTCGATACGGTCGATTGTGAGCGTTTCACCGTATCCGTGAGCCATCGCCCAGTCGTAAAACTTCATGAAATCGTTCCACTCGTCGCATACCCTTATACCCCGTTTCCCGTAAAGCTTGTAATCAGGGTTATTCTTGCGGTTGCAACGGGCTTTTAAGCCGCTCCAAATGTTATACAGTCGGGTATGTCTCAACCCGTGATTACTGAACGTTCCGTACTGATTTGTCGTCATTCTCTGACCCCCAGTCGTTAAGTAGTGCCGCCATATATTCAGGCGGTTCGAGCCGTATACCCAATTGGCCGCATTCATCAGTAAGGCAGTCAATGAGCCTTGTCATTTCGATAGTGTCATATGTGCTTGAACCGTGATAAGCGGCAAGTACCATATAACCTTTCGCCTTCCTCGCTTCGCCTAAATCCTCGGTAATCCACCCAATGCCATGAGCCGCCCATATCGCCTTGAACCGTTCCACCGCTTCCACCTTTACAGGTATCGGCGTGAAGTGTCCGCAGTCTTTAATCGCCTTACGGTAGACATCTTCACGGCTTGAATACTGACCGTCCTTGCTTAAATGCTCCGCGATTCTTTGGCAAAGTACCCAACAGAAGGCGTTTGCGTTTAAGCTCCGCTTTTTGCATATTTTCTTAATCTCTACCGTATATTCTTGCGATTCGTCTATCTGTGATAATTCATTGTCCTTCGGAGAAGGAATGAATAACCCGACTCCGAAAGACTTAATTACTTGTATTCCCTTCGTTGTAAACCTCATGACTCAATCCACTTTTTGAAGCCTTTGTAGACTTCGGCCAATTGCTCAACAGTCAACCCGTCCACGCTTTCAACCTTCATTGTGTCTTTAAGCCAATCGGCAAACGGCTGTTCTGCTTTGTGCTTCTTGACAAGTTCAGCGATTGCCGCAATCCCCTTTTGCCGTCGTTCTTCGTCTGTCGGCTCTTTAGCCTTCGGACGATCTGTTTTTGTTCCGTTCAGTCGATACCGTTCTTTCCCGTTCTTATCTACGATGACAAGACTCGTAAACTTCCGTTCAGTCTTGCTGTACTTTATCTCCTTGACGGTGAAGCGGTCGTACTTATCCACGGGAGCATGGATGAATATAAACGGAGCGTCGTAAAGCTCTCGCCCTATTCCCCATGCAAATCCAGCCCGTTTAAAAGCGTCTGACGCTTGCCCCTTCTCCGCTTCGGCGTTGCTTTCGGTGCCAACGTCTTGTTTACTTACCCACTGAGATTTCTCTGAATCCCATACCGATATAGTGCAGAACAAATTACCGTTGACAACCTCGTGATGTCGTTGCCAATTCATTTCCCCGTACACCTCGTCAAGGATACGCATATCAACCCTTGCCGTCTTGTAGAGTAGAAGAACCGCCCCTTCCTTCGTTATTTTTTGTATGCGACATTCTATATCTTCAGCCTTCAATAAAGGCATTCCATTCATACTTTTCGCCCCCTTATTTGATTGTCATGTTCTGCCGTTCTATCAACTCCGCACCGCTCACGGTTTCGCCGCTCTTCAGGGCTTTACTAATCCCCGTCTTGTCAACCTTAGGCGGTTGCGGGATTAAGAACGTCGGCGGTAATGCCTTCTCGTCGGTTACGTTGACGGCTGTCGACTTTCGCCAGCTGATTGCAAAGTCCGTGCCGGTTACCTTCTCGCCGTTCAAGACGCTTGCGAGGTAGCCACTTAATTGTTCGGCTTTCCGCTTCACCGCGTCCTTACGTGCCTTAAACGCCTTTTCTTCCGCGTCCAAGGCAGTAACGTCAGATTTTAAATTCTTAATCCAAAGGGCAATATTACGAATCTTTTCGCTCCGTTCAAGCTCCAAGGCTTCCAATGCGGCTACATCGATTACTTCGCCCGTTTCGGTGTTAACCGTCGTGCCGTCCTCTACCGTAATGCAGTTCAAAAGTTCCTGATTGATGTTATAAAGCGTTGCCATTTTCTTCTTTCTCCTCGTATTCTTCTTCAAGTTCTTCAAGAACCTTGCCAAGTTCGCCGACAAGGTTAAACAAGTCTTCAAATCCGTACTCTGCGTTGTTAAGGTGCTTGCGGTAACGGAATGCTTCCGTTTCGTTCTTGTAAGCACCGTCTACAAGCGTTCTGCCGCCAGAAGCGACGCATAAAGCCTTTTCAGATATCGCCTGTATAGCCTTATAAAGTCGTTCTTCGCGGTCTTTATATTCTTTGTCTGTCATGTTATAATCTCCTTGAGTTGTTTTTGTTGTGAGTCGTGTCGGTTGCCGCCGTCACGGCTCTTTTTCTTTATACAGTTGCTGCGAAGATAATCATGCCGCCAATAAACAGCCATAAGGCCGCTGTTTCCTTCCATTCCGTCACCTCGCTTTCTTCTTCCACGAAACGGATCGCCTTTCCTTCCGTCAGCCCATGGCGGGAATTTACCCATGCGGGCGGTTGTCTGAGTCCTCTAGTCATCATCTTCACCAACTTCCAAGGTCAGCCAACAATGCTGTTGACCGCAAGGACCCTGAACATATGCCCCGCCGCCGTCAATTCCGTTGTTGTGTCCGCATGTATCGCAGACCGTTGCGGGAGTATATCCTTGTCTCGCTAATTCGTCCCATGTTGCTACGTCCATGGTTTTCAACTCCTCTCTAAATCTCGTTACTGATTACAAGTAAATCGCTTGTAATCTTCCTAATTTGGCTTCTAAGCCATTCGTTTTCATCTTGTAGCCTATTTACCTCTGCTTGTAATCTTCTGTAGCCTGTAGCCGAATATTCAGCCCTGAGCGTCGCAAACGCTTCGACCTCTTCGCGTGAGAACCTCAACCCCGGAACTTCCAGAGCATGAAGTTTTCCTTCGTTCCGCATGGCGTAAACTGCGTTAACGGAAATTTGGAAGAAGTCGGCTACTTCCTTCGCCGTCATTACGGCGTTCATACTGCCGCTTCTTTCACCGCTTCAGCGTCTGCAATGCGGCATTCTCTAACAAGGTGCCTTATCAATTTAGGCGTTGTTGTTGCCCTGTGCCGCCTTGCCCATGCCGCGGCAATTTTTCTTCTTAATGATCGAGCATGTTCAGCGGGAAACCCCGCCCAACCAAACGTAATGCTTCTTTCTCTCATGTTTTTTTCCTTTCTGCCTTTTAGGTAATGTCTTCAGCAAAAAAAATTTGCCAAGGGTTTTCCAATTTGAGCATTTTGGCAATCGTATACAACTGGTCAGAATTAAAACGCCCGGTTTTTAAACGGTATTGGAAGGCGTGAGCCGTTATACCAAGTGCCTTTGCAAGGTCTTTCTGTTTAAATCCACGGGCAACGATTTCCCCGCGGATTCTATCCGCTTGTATCTTCATTGTTTTCTCCTTTCTGCCTTAAAGGCAAGTTCATTGTATCACGGTTTTGTTACAATGTAAATACCTTTTAGGCAGAATTTTTTAATTTAATGTAAAAAACATTGACGGTTAGGCAGAAATGGGCTATATTGTCATTAAATTATCGTCGGGTTGTTATAAAGGAGTAATAAATATGTCAGCAAAGAACCGTTGGGGGCAAGATATTACTGAAGAAAAACAAGGACTAGCAAGACGGCTTAAAGAAGCTAGATTGGCGGCAGATTTAACAATGGATGAAGCCGGAAAATTAATAGGCGTAAGCAATGCCACTATTTCAAGATATGAAAAAGCTGATATCGCCGTGCCGGCTGATAAACTGGAAAAGCTTGCCGCAGCCTACAATGTATCGCCGGTGTATTTAATGGGTTGGGACGAACCTAAAAAAGAAACCTCTACATACGATGAAAACGACGGCTATTATATTAATCCTCAAACAGCACAATATGCCGAAGAGTTAAGAACAAATAAAGACTTACGCGTTTTATTTAGTGCAAGTAGAGATTTAACAAAAGAACAAATGCAAGAAGCGTACAATTTTATTAAATATCTAAAAGCCAAGGAAGAATATAATGACAATTAATATAATATTTGCTTCTATTCCCTACGCTAAAGCCTCTGTAATAGAAAATGACGACGGAAGTTATTCAATAATTGTAAGTAAAGCGTTATCACGAGAACAGGCAAAAAAAGAAGTGGTTCACGAATTGAGCCACATAGTAAGCAATGATTTTAATAGAGAAATTCAAGCAAACATGATAGAAGAAATGATTCGCAGAAGTGATATTATCCCGGAAGCGGAAGGGATTGAATTTTATTGCCAAGTTGTGTGAGGTGATTGTATGTTAAAAGAATTTAAGGATTTTTATAGCGGGTCTATTTTACCGTTGTATTTGGCGGCATTTATTATTGGCTTTTTGGTTGCTATGGTTGCTACCGGAAAGGGTGGTACGGGTCTATTTATCGCCGTTATCGGTCTTTGGGTCGGATATATTCCAATTAAGCTGATAACCAATCACGAATTAAAGAAGTTTATAGAACAGGTTGAGGACAATGCAAAGTAATATAACAGTCCGAAAAAAAGACAACGCCTATCAGATCATAGTATCGTATAAAGACGGTCGAAAATGGCGGCAAAAATCAAAACAGGGCTTCCGAACACAACGAGAAGCAAAAGAGTACGGGCAGCAGATAATAGAAACCCTAAAAACGCAAATAACGCCAATTGACGAGAACCTAAAGGATATAACACTCGGCGAATTTACGTCATTATACTTGCGAGAAAAGGCAAGCCTTACACACAATACGCATATCATGTATAAGACAGCCCTTAATTCTTTTCGCGATTTAGCAAATATACCGCTTCGTAAAATATCACATATAGACGTTTCCAAGGCGTTGGAAGAGACAAACAAAGCCCCCGCAACAATTAATTCGCACCTTCGAGCATTAACCGCAATTGTGAATTATGCAGTATCTCCGTATCATATCATTGCGACAAACCCGTTTAAGTCGATTCCTAGAAGAAAACTAGACAATAAAAAAATCGCCGTCTTTACGGACGACGAAATAAAAATATTATTCGATAATGTGAAAGAACGGCATCGCATGATGATTGCCATATCTTATTATACCGGCTGTCGGCTTGGCGAAGTGCTTGCCTTAACATGGCAAGATATCGACGTTGGTAAAAGAACGCTGATCGTTAATAAGCAACTAAATAAGACAGGCGTTAAAAAGTGCGGAATTAAGCCGCCGAAGTCCGCAAACGGATACAGAACGATACCAATCCCGCCGGTATTGTGCGATATGTTGGCAGAATATAAGAGCCGAAGCCGAACGCCGACGCTGTTCCCTCAGCGTTACAGTGCTTACCCTTCGGAGATTATCGGCAAGCACGTCCCCGGCAAGACGTTCCACGACCTTCGGCATACATACGCAACCAAGCTATTAGCTAACGGAGTCGATATAAAGACTGTAGCGAGCTTACTCGGTGACGAAGTCAGTACAGTTATTAAAGTCTACATTCACTATTCCGACGATATGAGAATGAAAGCCGCTGAAGATGTGGCTAAAATTTTTTCAAATTAATTTTTGACGAATTTATTAACGATTAAAAATAAAACAGCTTAATATCGGTTGTTTTTGTTGTTTTAAATATTACGTTCTATTATACCAAAAAACGACACTTTCTGTCAGTACGGATATAGCAAAA